TGGACGCTGACAGATGGTGCAAAAGAAGCGTTTCATTCAGCTATCACCTCGGCTATGCGGCGCAGTTTGTCTAGGACCTTCGGCCATTCGCTTACACGGAACACCAAGTCCCCGGACTTGCCCGGGTTGAACCCCGCCGCATGACCCACGAACACCCGACAATGGACGTGTCCCCCGAGTGTCTTATGGTAGATATGTAAGAACATGCTAGTCTCCACGCCCTCTGGGCAGGCCAAGGCCAGCGTCCGGGACGCGGTCTTGGAGGTGCAGGGCGTAGCTCATACAGCCTTCTTGTCTGGAGCCATGCTGGCGCGCACGGTGCGCAAGGCCGCCAGCCGGGCCTCTTGAATCACCACGGCTTGCTTGCGCATGTCGAGCACCACATGCTCCTCGGCGATTTGCGCCTCGAGGCGTTTCACGAGGGTAGCGATGGAGCGGCGGGGTGTCTTGCGGGACGGAGTAAAAGGGGTCACGGGGCCTGTCCTTTCGGAACGGGGTTAAAAAAGGGACTGTATTACAGAGTCACAAGGGGGTCAAGTGGTTTTTTCGGATTTCTTGGACGTTTGGGGACACCCGGTCAATTCTAGATGGCGGAGCGTACGGCTCCGCCATCTAGAAGTCGGCTGTTACATCGACGGAGCAGACGCCGCTGCGGCCGCGGCCGCGGCCGCCGTGAGCTTCGCCGCACGTGCCTGTGCCGCCGCCGCCCGCTGGGCCAGCGTGGGCTTCGGCAAGGCCGCTCGCTCTTCCTTCGTCAGCGTGACCTTCTTGGCCTTGCCGGCGAACGTGCTCACGCCCTCGCCCGAGATTTCGATCATGTCCGGCGCCTCGCCGGTGAAGAACTTGCCCCCGACCCGCACCGTGGAATCCCGGTGTCCGTCAAGACGATACTGCGCGCGCCCCTTGGCATCCAACTTGACCCGTGTGAAAATCGCCATATGTCTCTTCTCTCCCAACGACGCGCCCGGCACGACATGTGGTGGGGGGTGTCGTCTGCTCGGTCTAGACAGTAACGGCGGTCGCCGTCATTGTCAACAGTTTGTAACCTAAACAAAGGGGTTTGTAACCCAAAAATGCCCCTTGACTCCCACCCCCGCCCCCGTTACCCTGGACCCGTGTGGCTTGGTCGGGCTGGGTTCAGCTCGCGCCAAGTTTTGCCCCGGTGGCCTATGGCACCGGGGCGAGAGCCAAGCCCCTCCACCCTATCCATAGGATCCCCCCTGTGACGCACCCGTTTTTTAGTTGGCTGCGCGCGCAAGTCGACCGCCCCGACGATGTGGGCGCGTTTGCTCGCTACGCCGTCAAAGACAAGATCTTCCCCCGCCACGCCCGACAGTTGCACCTGTTCCTCCTGCGCTATGAGGGGCTCCCCGAGCCCCGCGAGGGGGTGAAGCTCGCGCACCGCGAGTGGCGCCGGACGCGGCGCGCAACCTCCCCTGCGCCAGAGGAACCGTGATGCCCACCGTTGACCCCGCCGCGCAAGTCGCCTGGTATCTCGCCCACGGCTACCGTATCGTCACCTGGCCCGGGGTCGGAGATGCCAAAGGCCCCACCACCAAAGGCTGGCCGTCACACCCCTTTACGCAGGCCGATTATCACCGTGGCGACCGCGTGGGCCTGTTGCTGGGCACGGAGATCTCCCCCGGCAAGTTCCTCCATGACGTGGATATTGACTGGGCGCCGGGCGCGCTCATCGCCCAGAACCTCTTGCCCCCGAGTGGCTTTGTCTTTGGCCACGGCGCCAAACGCATCAGCCACTATTTTTACACGCTCCCCGAGGCCTTACCCTCCTGCCGCTACGAAGCCCTGGACGGCACCTGCCTCTTGGAGTTACGGGGCACCAAACGTGAAGGTGACGTCGGCTACCAGACGATGGTGCCCCCGTCTGTGTGGTCCAAGAACGGGGTGTCCGAGCCGCTGGCCTGGGTTCACGAGGGTGCCCCCGCGCATCTGGACACGGCTGTGCTGCGGGCGCGCCTGACCTACGGCGCCCTGGGGATGCTCCTGGCTCATACGTTTGGGCAGAACGGCTTTGGCCACGCCGTGCGGCTGGCGTGGGCGGGGTTCTTGCTGCGCGCGGGGATTCCCCCCGAGGTTCTGATTAGCCTCGGCGAGGGGATCTCCGCTATCTGCAATAACACGGAGCTGACCGACGTGCGCCGCGTTGTGGAGTCTACGGTGGCGCGACTCGCCACCGAGAAGAAACGGGTTAGTGGGGGGCCCGCTCTCGCGGCCGTCGTGGGGGCTCAGGGCAAGGCGCTGGTGACGCGCATCAACGAGTGGCTCGGCCGCGACAGTGATTTTGTGCGCCGTAGTGTGGGCGGCGCGGTGATTAAGGACCACCTGGAGAACATCGCCCGCGCTGTGGAGAAACTTGGCCACGAGCTGTCTCACGACCAGTTCTCCGGCCGGCTGCTCCTGGACCGCGTGCAGGCCCTCGAAGACCAGCAAGTTCTGGACCTGTGGTTCCGCATTGACCGCGAGTTCCACTTCCGTCCCACCAAAGACTTCTTTATCACGGCGCTGCAGCACTTGGCCTGGAGTCACTCCGTGCACCCCGTGCGAGACTACTTGCAGAGTCTCACCTGGGACGGGGTGCCGAGGGTGGAGCAGTGGCTGGTCTCGAGTGCGGGCGCCGTGCCGAGTGCGTATCTCTATGCGGTGAGTCGCATTGTGTTGGTGGCCGCTGTGCGCCGCATCCGAGACCCCGGTGTCAAGTATGACGAGATGTTGGTGCTCGAGGGTCAGCAGGGCCTGAACAAGTCCTCCGCCTTGCGGGCCTTGTGCCCGAAAGGAGAGTGGTTCAGCGACGACTTGCCCTTGAACCTCACCTCGCAGCGCATGATTGAATCCACACAAGGCAAGTGGATTATCGAGGCTAGCGACCTGGCTGGCAAGCGCAAGACCGACATTGAGCAGCTCAAGTCCATGCTGTCTCGGCAGGTGGATGGCCCGGCCCGGATGGCCTATGCGCGGCTGCCGGTCGAGCGACCGCGACAGTTTATTATTGTGGGCACCACGAACAGCGCCGCGTATCTCACCGACCCGACGGGTGCCCGGCGCTTCTGGCCGGTGCAGATCAAGGCTTTCGATGTGGCGTGGATCCACGAGCACCGCGATCAGCTCTGGGCTGAAGCGAGTGTTCGAGAGTTGCAAGGGGAGAGTATTAGACTCCCAGAGGAGCTGTGGCCCGAGGCCGCCGAGGAGCAGGAGAAGCGCCGAGAGGTCGATACGTGGGAGGGGGTGCTCCGACGGGTATTGTTGGGAACGCCGCCGGGTCACGATGGTCGCCGTCAGATTGCCACAAGCGCCTTGTGGGATGCCTTGGGGATTCCGGTGGAGCGACGAGACAGAGGGGGTAGCATTCGGATCACCGAGATCATGCAGCGGCTCGGGTTCAAGCGCACGAAGGTGCGCCCGGCTGGAGAGGAGCAGCAGGTTGGGTTCATCACCGATAGGTCGGAGTTGCTCGAGTTGGGGGAGTCTGTAGAGGATCTGGCTGACGTGGTTACGTTTTGAGAAGGTGGGCAGATGTCTCGATGGCAGAGTCGCTAGGATGTAGACAAGATCTCACAATTTCCTGCTGTAGCTGCGGTATATGTTGTGTATGTAGATGCCACACCTTACTACATAGGATCCACACATAACCTCAGGACACGAATGGGGCCACGTGGCGCAACAAGAATGAAGATGACTACTTACGCCTAGCCATCGTAGACGTTAAGTTTAGCCTGTCTTGTAAATATGGTGATTGGCCCATGCGAGAATTGCGCTTAATACGCCGGCTACTCCCCAGAGCGAATGTGAAGCACGTGCCTAAGACGCGGGTCAGTAAAAACAGCGGTCTCACCACATTTCCCGGTAACACGGTAACAGCGTCTGTTACCGGTAACTTGCGGTAACAGGATGGTGGCCGGTGTTACCGGTAACACGGTAACAGGTTTCATTGGGCTTTTGTGAGATACGGGAGCGTGGGGGCCTGTTTGGCACGAGGGGGCCCGTTACCGTTACTGTTGTTACCACTCCCGCCTTGGAGGTAGGTAAAAAGGCCCGGCACCATGTACCTTTACTACTAATAAGTATCCATAGGTAACTAACAGTAACAGGTAACAGGACATGGTTAATCCACACCATTCACAAGACTTCGGTCGTTACCGTTCGCTGTTACCCCGTCGAAATCCTCCAGTAACGCCAACCTCTCACTTGACTCTCGCCCCTCGAGAGTGTATTAGACGTTACGTGTCAGATGAAGCCCTGCCTGGTCCCCCATCCCTAGCCCAAGTACTTGGCGTGCCCGACCCCAAGCAGCCAAGTGCGCCGGTAGCGCCAGCACCGAACTCGAAGCTCACTGCGAAGGTCCTGTGCAAGGCACTCTTGCAGACAGCACAGTATCGTGAGAGTCTGCTGCGTCGTATTGTGATGGACGACCTGCCGCCGGCGGTGGAGTGTAAGCTCTGGGACTATGCTTACGGCAAGCCTGTGGAGCGTATGGAGGTCAAGGACACCACTTCGACACTGTCGACGCTCACACCCGAGCAGCTTGAAGAGCGAGCGTTGAGGCTCGCAGCCCTAGCAAAGTCTCTTCGTGGGACGAAAGACACACCTCAGACACACGAAAGTCCTTTACTTTCACCAGAAGAATCAGAGACGTCCGTGCATTGATGTCTGAGACACTGACTCTCGAGCAGGTAGAGGCCGAGTTGGCCGTTACAGCCCAAGAGATTGCGCGCCGGTCCTTGCTCACTTTCACCTCTTATACCTTTCAAGATTACGAGATCAACTGGCATCACCGAGTGCTGGCACACACACTAGACCGCGTATTGTCCGGAGAGCTGCGACGTGTGATCTGTCTGATGCCACCACAGAACGGCAAGAGCGAGTTGGTGTCCAGGCGCTTCCCGGCCTACGCCTTTGGACGTCGCCCCGATGTGCGCATTGTGGCCTGTAGCTACAGCGCGAGCCTCGCCCAAGACATGAGCCGCGACGTGCAGAAGGTAATGGACACACCCGAATATAAGGTGCTGTTCCCGGACACACGGCTAGCCTCCCCTCGAGACATTGAGGTGAAGACGCAGGGGCAATTCCAGATTGTGGGGAGACGAGGGCATTACGTGGCGGCTGGTGTAGACGGCCCCATCACGGGCAAGTCCGCGGATATCGGGATTGTGGACGACCCGTTCAAGAACCGGGCCGAAGCGGACTCCGAGACCTATCGAGACAACGTGTGGAACTGGTTCACGTCCACCTTCGCGACGCGGCAGTTTGGGGGTGACGGAGCCATTATTGTGGTACTCACGAGATGGCACGAAGACGATCTCGCGGGCCGATTGCTGAAGATGTCCCGGGAGAACCCAGAGGCTGAGCAGTGGACCGTTGTGGAGTTTCCCGCCATCTCTGAGGGGCCACTGCCGCATGACCCGCGTCAAGTGGGTGAGGCCCTCTGGCCAGCCAAGTACTCCCTGGAAGAACTGCGCAAGCGGCGCATCACAATGGGCGCGTATGATTGGTCGAGCCTCTACCAGCAGCGTCCAGCACCCGTCGGCGGCGGGCTGTTCCGCCGCGAGTGGTTCAAGGTGGTGGAGGCGCTGCCCGCGCAGGTTGCCCGTCGCGTGCGGGGCTGGGACACCGCCGGGACAGAGGGCGGCGGAGACCACACGGTCGGCGTGAAGATCTCGGAAGCAGCCTCGATGTTCTACGTGGAAGATGTGGTGCGGGGACAGTGGGGTCCGGGTGGCGTGGATAAGAACATCAAACTGACGGCGGCTCTCGATGGTAAAGCCTGCGGTCAGCGAGAAGAGAAAGAAGGCGGAAGTGCCGGCGTGGCCGTGGTGGCGGCGCGGGTCAAAGCCCTGGCGGGATACGATTATGCGGGGGTGCAGATTAGCGGCTCAAAGGTCACGCGCTGCAAGCCCTTTCGCGCCCAGTGTGAAGCGGGCAATGTCTACTTGCTGCGAGGCGCCTGGAACGAGGCATACATCCAAGAGCTGTGTGGCTTCCCGACCGCGACCCACGACGATCAGGTAGACGGCTCGAGCTGCGCGTTTAATTCTTTGCTGCTCGAGCCGGTGCAGGAGGAGCAATGGGCTACATGGTAAGGCCCTTGACGGGCGACGAGATCCATCGGCTGGCCACGGCGCCCTTGCCGCGCATTGTGACGGTGTTCACCCCGCACGGCGCGAGTTATGGCCCCAAGAAGGCTGGGCCGGTGACATTGGAAGATCAGGCGTGGGCTGACCGGGCACAGCAAACGCGAGAATCTAAGTGAACATCAACGTGCCTGTGGTGTCGGTGATGCGGCGGATGACGTTGACAGCCACTGTCACTGTGACAGGTGTGCGCGTCTGGCGCGTGCGTCTCTGGTGTGGCGTACAGCTGATCAAGCTTGCTGCATACATCATGGGCACGGGATTCCGGGTGGAGTACAAGTGAACGACGAAGTGACGCCGGAGACCCTCACGCATCTGGTGAAGGTCCAGCCAACGCGTCTGTTGATTTCGATGCAGTGCATGCTGTGTCACTATGAATGGGTTCAGCCCGCCTCAACTGGCCGCTGCCCGAAATGTCACGGCGAAAGCCACGTCGTTGGCGCGCCTCGTGTGAGCGCGTTGAGGGTCATATGAGCGACATACCAGGAGCGATAGCAAAGCAAGAGACCTCACAGATCGCCGAGATTCGCGCAGCGGCGAGCGTGCTGGTGGAACGCATGCAGTTTATGCGCCAAGCCGGCATCACGTTCAAAGGGATGCGTGACCTATATGAGATCCTCGGCTACGAGCGCCTGATCTCCACACGTCAGTATCGTGACAGGTATTCGCGCGGCGGCATCGCCAAGCGCATCGTCGAGACACTGCCGAAGGCGACCTGGCGCGGGGACATGGAGCTTGTTGAAGACGAGAATCCAAAGGTCAGCACGGCCTTTGAGCAGGCCTGGGACACGCTGGAGACGCGGCTCAAGATCAAGGCGGTGCTACAGCGTGCAGACATCCTTGCGGGGCTGAGCACCTACGCGGTGATCCTCATCGGCGCGCCTGGTGACTTGAACACAGAGCTGCCGAAGGGCAAGCCGGAGTCGCTGCTCTATTTGTCGCCGTTCCTCGGCGGTGGTGGGCCAGGCTCGAGCACGCGCAGCGGGCAGATCGACTCGGACTGTACCATCCAGGAATTTGAGATCGACGCCACGAATCCGCGGTTCGGGCTGCCGAAGACTTACCAGATTCGTCGCGTAGACATCACGACGCCGGATTTTCAACTGCCGGTGCATTGGTCGCGCATCATCCATGTCGCTGAAGGATGCCTGGATGATGAGGTCTATGGGCAGCCTGCCCTCGAGAATGTGTGGAACTTGCTCGATGACCTGGACAAGGTGACTGGTGGCGGTGCCGAAGCGTTCTGGTTGCGTGCCAATGCGGGGCTGCAGCTCAACGTCGACAAGGACATGACGCTGTCCGAGCCCGAGCGGCTGGCGTTGAAAGAGCAGGCGGATGACTACCAGCATCAGATGCGCAGGATGTTGCGCACGCGCGGCGTGGAGGTGAATCAACTTGGTTCTGACGTGGCGAACTTCAACAGTCCCGCCGACGCCATCTTGACGCAGATCGCAGGGAGCAAGGGCATCCCGAAGCGCATTCTGACGGGCGCGGAAATGGGCGAGCTGGCGTCGAGTCAGGATCGCGAGAACTTCAAAGACGTCATCAACGGTCGACAGCTGAGCTATGCGGGTCCATACATCGTACGTCCTTTGATAGACCGGCTCATTCAGTATGGCTACTTGCCCACCCCGAAGAAGGGTGCGCGGGCGTACGAAGTCCGCTGGCCGCATATCCAGACGCTGACGGAGCAGGAGAAGGCTGAGGGCGCGGGCAAGTGGGCAAGTGTCAATCAGACGCAGGGCGCGCCGGTCTTCACCGAGGCTGAGATCCGCGACAAGTGGTATGGCATGGAGCCGCTAACACCGAAGCAGATTGCGGATGCAACACCGGCCCCACCCGCTGCGGCAGCACCTCCTGCCGCTGAGCCGCCCGCTGCGGCACCACCAGCCAAAGAGCCGCCCGCTGCGGCAGCACCTGAGCCCAAAGCCGCCAGTGACGCGCTGGACGAAGAACTCGTCCGCGTCCTGGAAGCTGCCATCAAGGCCAACAACGCACAAGTCATCGACGAGATTCTGGGGCTGCAACGTGAGCCGCTAGCGGCAACTGATGGCCCCCACACGTATTCCTCGACGCAGGTGCAGCTCCCCGTGGACATCGCGGAGGCGCTGCTCGCCTTTGGCCAGTCTATCCCCGATGAGCAACTCGCTGGAGACGGCCGCGAGACAGACGCGCACGTCACGGTCAAGTATGGGCTCCACACGCAGGACGCCAGCGAGGTGCAAGACTTCCTAGATGGCTGGGGCACGGTGTTTCTGACGCTGGGCGAGACGCAGGTGTTTTCACACGAGGACCAGGATGTGTTGGTGGTGCGGGTGATCTCACCAGACTTGGTGCAGCTGAACGGCGCGCTGTCTCAGGAGCTTGAGGTCACCGACACGTATCCCGAGTATCACCCTCATGCTACGATCGCGTATCTACAGCCAGGCATGGGCGAGCAGTATGCAGGGCGCGTGGACCTCGCCGGTCTGACAGCCACGCTTGGGGCGCTCACGTTCTCACCGGCAGAGGGCGACAACAAGACCGAGATAGATTTGACGGAGCACGTGGAGGGGCTGGAGCCGGAGACCCTCGCCTTTGACCCTAACCAACCGCGTGACCCAGACGGCAAGTGGACAGGGACCGGCGGTGGCGGCGGTAACACTGAGCCCTGGCAGTCGAGCGGCGGCTTTGAGCACACGGGCATCACGTGGAAGCAGGAGGTGGACCCGGTCACGGGGCGCCCGATTCCCATCCAGGTGAGCGATGTATCACAGGCGGCGGCCTTGGTGCTGGAGGGCAAGGTCGTCGAGGTGCCAGATGTGGCGACGGCACATACGTTGATTGTCAAGCTCGCGCAGATGGCGGTGGACGCCAAGAATGCGGGAGATGCGCCCGTCGAGTATGACTTGTGTCATGTGTCTGTGGCCGGAAGTAACTTGTTCTGTGCGGACAGCATCCGTAACGCGGCGTATCCTGAGGGGATCCCGCGCATTGAGATGCCACAGCTTGGTGGCAAGCCGGTGCCAGGGAGCGAGGCAGACAAGCTCGCGCGTAACCCGTGGGATCCAAGTGAAGTAGATGGCTCAAAGCATTTCATCGCGCATCTCCAGGGCATCGGCATCAAGACGTCCGCGGAGATGGTCAAGGCAGACTCCCTGAAAGCGAGCCAGCGCGAGATGCAGGGGCACAAGGTCGGGAAGATGATGGATGACCGTAGCTTTGACCCGGCCGGTCCCGCGAACCCCTTGTTTGTGTCTAGTGACAACTATGTGGTGGACGGCCATCATCGCTGGGCGGCAGCCGTGGGGCGGGACCTGGAGGACGGCCGGCTGGGCGACGCCACTGTGAGCGTGGTGCGGGTCAACGCCCCCATCTCCGAGGTGCTGCACCTGGCCAATGCCTGGTCCACGAAGTTCGGGATTCAGCAGGCCGAGGGTGTCACCAAGCAGGCCAAGGCGACAGGGCTCCGCAAGTGATAGAGCTTGAACAGCGCGTGCGTGGCCTGCTGGCCGTGCAGGAGCTGGAAGCCCTGACCTTCTTCGGCCACAAGGGCCGTCCTGGTGTCGGCGAGGGTGGATCTGCTCCGCGTGAGGAGGTTACGCCAGGGCCAGGGGTGGAGCTGTCGAAACCCGACTTTTCTGACAAGGACAGGAAGTGGGCCGAGGGGGCAACGCGGATTGCGAATACGATTGCCGAGCCTGGCCTCCCGACGCGGATTAACATGTGGGACAGCGCATCTAGTCGTGAGATCGACATTCGACAGGGTGTATTCGGGAATGAGGCCGCACGGAGAATCATGTTCACTGTTTTTGGCGATACAGCCTCTCTGGACTTTGTGCAATTTCGCGCGCCAGTCTCCCCGAAAGTAGCCCGTGCGGTGCTGCGTGAAACTTTTAACACCTTGCAGGACCTCGGTGTGAAGCGCCTAAAGGTCGACGCAGCACTCGAAGATGGCGGTTATCTCTGGGCTCGTCTTGGGTTTCGAGCTTACAGTTCGGTGAACTTCGCTCACGAGGTACGTCAGAGGCTGGACGCGATTGCTGCAGAGAGTAAGCAGACATGGGATTGGACGAGGCAAGTGGCTCCGCCAGTTGGGCTGAAAGACACCACCGTGACCAGGGTCCGAAAAATGCTCGACACGCACAGTCTGCTGGTATCTGGGCGGCTTCCACAGGCCATCTCGGACTTGCGGATAGATCGTGTGAATGTCGGCCGACGACTGCTACGTGGCATGGCATGGAAAGGGCAAGTCGACTTCTCTGACAAGGTCTTTCAGCGTCGCGTGAATCATTTCCTGGGGAGCGCGGCATGAACGTGTCCGTGGAACTCGAAGACGCGGTGCTTGGCGATGATGACTTTGAGACCACCGATGTGGCGGACCACACATTCGAGACCTTGAGCTTCCCAGGTCACGCCGGCATCGCCCCCGCACAACTCATCGCGGACCTGCCCTTGCTCGCCCCCGATCGCGCCGCCCGCCTCCTGGCGCAGGCGCTGCTGCGGGTCGGCACCTTCGACCCCAATCAGCCGCGCGACAAGGACGGGCAGTGGAGCGGCGGCGGTTCGCTTCCTGTCAAGGCGTCCATCGTTGGGCTCTTCGACATGAAGAAGATTGTCGACCGGAGGTTCGCCTTCAATCCGACCTCAAAACGGCTGGTGCTTGGGCCGGAGATCGGTCCGGAGGGCGAAGGCGAAGCGGACTCGCATGCGGTGGACATGCATGTGGCCGGCATTCAGGGTGCTGCGCAAGATCACTTCATGGTGCATGGCTACGTACGCCGGAACAGCGTGATGGCCACAGAGTCAGTGAGTTATTACGAGCATACGATCAAGGTCACCCGAGTGGGTTACAGCGACGATGTGAGCGAAGTTGAACGGAGTGATGCGCTGCATGCCTTGATGAAGAAGTTTCTCGGCAATGGTGCGACAGCCGACACGAAGATTGACACGGGATACGGCCCTCGTCTGGTGACGGATCAGATGAGGGTGCTCAAGAACGAGGCCACGTGGCAGCATGTGTCCCGGTCCGCGGCGCTTCATGCCCTCATCGGCACCTCCACCTCTGGCAACTATGGCCACGCAGGGCGTCCGAAGCAGCAAGGCGGATCGGCGCCTAGTGCGGTCCCATTCCTTGGTGAGCACGACTTGCCGGTGTTTGATGAGCACGATGAGCACTCTCCAGAATGGCTAGTCCTCCTGGCGCACGACCAATTCCTAGACGACCTTGATCAGGACTCGGAACGAGGACGAGAACGGCACGCCTTGCGTGAATATAAGGGCGTACCAGACCGCATCAATGAGGCGTTGCGCCGGGACCCGGACCTCATGGACAAAGACCTTCCTGACGTGGAGCAGGGAGCGTGGCAGTTCCAGTCGCGAGATGCTCAGATCGCAGAGACAGCACGCGCCATTGAAGATGCCATGGATGAGGCGCCGAGGATAAAGGCACCTGTGACGGTCTATCGAGGATTGCGCGGTGCTACGGCCAAAGAGTTTCTGAAAAGTGAGTCTGTGACGTTGAACGGATTCCAATCTACGTCATTCGACCCGCGTGTGGCGGCCGCTTTTCTTGGTATGAAAGAGCATGGACTGGCCACAGGGGTGAATCCGCAGGGTGTACTGCTTCAGATCACGGCGAAGTACGGCCTGGCTTTGGGGCATGCTCACTCAATTGCTGGTGAGATGGAGATGCTACTACCGCATGGCGGGTCCTATGCCGTGACTGGAGTAAGTCGAGTTCGTCATGCAGGTGGAGTGTTTCCGGTGATACACCTGAGGCAGAGATGACGTCGTCAACAGAACGATTTGTGCAGCCGTTGGACGGAGTAGTGTTCGTCCCGTGGAGGCAGAAGATCGAGACCCTCGGCTCCAGCAAATCCGGCAACTACGGTCACGCAGGGCGTCCAGGGAAAATTGGTGGGTCTACGTCCGGGTTTCATGGGACTACGAATGCTGCTGTCGCAAGTATCTTGAAGCATGGCCTGAGGCCCGATTATCGTGGTCTTGCATGGATGACCAGAAGCCTGTCACAGGCACAGGGCTTCGCTGCTTCTTTAAAGCGAGACCAGTCGGGCACGGTCTTAGAAGTGCGAATTCCGGCGGCGAGCCGAAGTTTATTGACAGAGCTTCAAACAACCGATGGAGAGTGGAACCGGTTGACGTTTGCTGGTCATATCCCACCATCTTGGATCCGGGTCCATTCCCGTAGTAAGGGAGGCAGTGTCTGGAAGACGCTAGCCGACGGCGAGCAGGACCTCGTGCTATATCTGGTCGTGCTCCAAGACTCTGATGTAGCTACGCCGGTGACACCAGTCGCCCCCGTACATGCCGCTCGTCTCCTCGCCACCGCCCTGCGGCGCCTGCGGGTGGGAACCTTCGACCCGAATCAACCACGTGACAAGGAGGGGCAGTGGTCTACGGGCTCCGGCCCCCGCGTGTTCAACACGCCTGCCGACGTAGAGAAACTTAAAGGCTGGCCCGGTGAGCGTGAACGCTGGCAGTGGGTCAAAGAGCCAGGGCATCAGGTCACGGGCACGCCGGTGGATCCTGCCACGCTGCCTCCAATGCTCTACCATGTGACCACGAACGCCCCGGCGGTCGAGGCATCGGGCATGCTACTCGGGCAGCGGAGCGATGCTGGGCTGGGTGGCGGGCAAGAAAATGGCGTGTCCTTCACCACCGACAAGGTGAGTGCGCAGGTCATCGAGCGAGAACTCACGCGGTCTGTGAAGATTGCGCGGGGCGACGATACCATCGACGCCATCGCGGCATACGCGTGGCAGGACGAACAGACGGCCGGGCTGCCGCCGGGCACGTTGGACCATGCCGTGGCCCTGGCGCAGCAAGCCTGGGATGTCAACGCGGCGAACACGGACGTCTACAACACAGAGGCCTCAAAGCGGTCTCTGGTCCGCGACGCCCATAACAGCTATCTCATGTCACGCGAGCATACGTCAGACTACCAAGATCTGGCGAAGAAGCACCCGACGCTCAAAAACCCCATCCTGTTCGGAGATCAGCGTCAACTCAAGCTCTTAGACCCGACATACATCCAGATCCTGCGGGTGCCAACGAAGAACATCCCGGCATCAGCGTTGGTGACCACGGGTTCAGACGCGTTCCTTCACGAGGTGCGCGTGTATAGCGACGTGCCGGTGTCGGGCATGGCGCGCGGGCTGAGGGCGGCGATGTGGGTCGAAACCCTCGGCTCCAGCAAATCCGGCAACTACGATCACAGCGGCCGCCCCGGTCAGAAGGGCGGCTCTGGTCCAGGGCATGCCAAGCTCCGCACCATCACGCCCATGCGCGCGGCCAAGGCCAAGGCGGTCGGCGGGGAATGGGTGGACGGGAAATTGGTGGGCGCCACATGGGTGGGCGCGGACGCCGCGCGCCTCAAGGCAGCCGGCACGCCCCATTCGTGGCGGCAGGTGCGCATCTCGATAGATCCAGGGGCGAAGCTCCAGACCAGCGGCCTGGATGCCAAGGGCCGGCGGCAGCCGCGCTATTCCAAAGAGCACGCCGGCATTGCTGAGGCGGAGAAGTATGCCCGCA